TTTATTTGTGTGCCATATGTAGATCCACCCCAAGGTGTTCTTTCTGCATATGGAAAAGAATATTCTCTACCAGTTGGTAGTTTAACTCGTTTATATCTTATAGCCCCATCTTGTAATTTATCATGCCATTTTTTTATATCTTTATACTTTTCTAAAAATTTAGAATAGTATTTTTTTTCATCTTCTGTACCAGTTGTACCACCATACAAAGGTTTAAATGTATGTGCCTTTGCATCTTGTCTAGATACACCTATAATATCTGCAGTGTATTGGTGTACATCTATATTATTTTTAATATCTTCCATGCCTTGCTTATCTTGTGATAAATAAACTGCAGTTCTAAATTCTAATTGTGCAAAGTCTACTTCTATAATTAGACCATCTTTAAATCTAGACTTAACAACTTTACGAATAGGAAAAGTTCTACCCCTTGGTTGGTTTTGAAAGTTAGGATCTCTACTTGAAAGTCTACCTGTAGCTGTAATTGCTTGCATAAACTTAGGATGTAGCAAACCTTTTTCATTTGTAAAATTTTCTATACCAGTTACAAATGTGCCAAGATAAGTTTCTACTGCACCATATCTTACAATAGCATCTATAAATTCTTTAAACTCACCTTCAGCTTCACCTGCTATTTTATTTAATGTTATTCTGTCTGTTCTAAAACCTGCCTCTGCAATATCATATACACTTCTAGGTCTTTGATTAAATCCTGCTATCTTTGCCATAGGTGTATATACATAGCCATCACCATCACATTCAGAACATTTAGTATAGTTTTTATATGGGCTACCATCTTTTTTTATTTTTTTAATTACACCTTTACCATGACAACTTATACATTGTTCAGCTGTAGTTTTATGAATAATTTCTGTATTATCAGAAACTAAATTTCTAAATTGTATTCTAGAATATTGTGGTCTCTTTTTACTTTTACCAGTATTCTTGTCTATACCAACATTAAATATTTTTGCCCAATGCTTTTTATCTTTAGGTTTTTTAGAATATATTAACCAAGATAATTGTTCTGGACTAGCTAAATTAATTTTAGTATCACCCATTTGCTTATATACAATTTCATCTATCTTCTGTTGCAATGCATAAAATTCTGCTTGATATTCTTTTTTAACTTTATGTAGTTCTTCTAAATCTACATGAATACCATTACGTTCCATGTCAGCTAAAACAATTAAAAACTCATTCATCATTTTTGCTGTCATGAGTAAGTCTTTATTTTTTGGTAATTTAAAATCTGACATTTGTGAATCAAATAATCTTCTAGTTATAGCTACATCCATCTTACCATATTGTTCAACAACTTCATGTGGTATGTTTTGAAATGGTATACCTCTATCTGTAAAATCTTTTATTCTATTATCTTTAGATCCTATCTTTCTTCTACGGCAACACATCTCAAGTGTTAAACTTTTACGAATACCTTTATTAAGTATATACTCCCCAATCATTGTATCATAAACTCTACCCTCATATTTAAATCCAGATTCTAATAACCACATTAAATCAAATTTAATATTATGTCCAACTAATAATGTTGTTGTATCTAATAGTTCTTGTATCTTATGAAAACAACCTTTATCAATTTTTTCAGAATGGTTTGTAAAAAAATATTCATCATCTATTCCAACACTTACAAGAATATTATCTGGGTGAAATGGTGATGGATCATACCCACCATTCTCTGTTACTTGCCATGATGTCTCTACGTCTACTACTTTAATCATCCTTCGTACCTACTTATTTCCTTTCTAATTACACATTGTGGTTCTCCATGAAAACCATTTATTTTATTTTTACTTATACACAAAGTTCTAGTTCTATCAGATGGGTCTGCAGATTCATTCTTACCAATACCAATAATTAAATCAGCTTCTGCTGCCTTACCTGTCTTAGAGTTTTCCATCATATCAAATGATATGCTATTTCTGTTATGTGCGTCTGCTGATGCTTGAGATATAGCAATCACTGCACAATCTCTACGTTTAGCAATCTCTCTTGCACTTGTATATATTTCTCTAAGTTTTTCATCTGTTCTTGCATATGTACCAGAAACATTTATTTTGTCAAGCTGGTCTATTATAATTATATCTGGTTTATGCTTCTCACAATGAGCATCAATATCTGCTATTGACCAATCAACTGTATCAAACATAGATAAATTATCTTTTATATCTAACCAAGACTCTCTTGCCTCATCTGGTAATTCCTTTACCTCTTCTCTAGTCATACCTGTATAACAAGAGATAGCTCTCATCTGTGTTCTTATTGCTGGTTCTTCATTTATAAATGCATGTATCTTTGCACCTTGTTGGGCAAAGCCATCTGGTCCAGAGCATAAGCTAACCCAAAAAGCTGTCTTACCAGTTTCTGGTCTAGCAAATGCTATCATAAGATTGCCTGGACCTATACCACCAACGTTGTTTTTTAACACAGGAATGTTAAACTGCCATTTAGTTGTTATATCTAATAATCCTAATACTTCATTTACATCTGAAGTAACTGCAGGATTTTTTTCTTCATCTAAATCTTGTTTGTGATTTTCAATCATAGACATAATTGAAGTAAAGTTTGCATCTTTACCATTAAATATTTCAGTAGCTTCTACTGCTATCTTTTGTGCTAAGTCTCTATTAGATAATACTTTAATAATATCTTTAGCAATCTCTTTGCTTGGAACTTCAACTTCTTTTATATCTTCTACAAGTTCACTAAATTTTTCTCTAGCTGCACGTGTTAATGCAGGATTAAATATAGTTGTGTGTAAAGAATATAATTCATCTAGCTTAATATCTGAATCATATTTACTATGTGCTTTTTCAATTGTCTCGTATAAAGAACTTATATCTCCAGAAAAAATAGTATGAGATATAGCACCTCTATATTGTGTGTAAAAATTTTTATTTAACATTAATCTAAGCATTTGCTTTTCTATCATAGAACATCTCCTTTATTTCATCTGTATTATAATATTTTAAATCATCTGTCAATGGTTTTACAATAACATTGTCAAATCCAGAAGACCTTAAATCTTTTGCCATATCATATGCTTTAGTTGTAGCGTCTCTGTCTAGACATATATATAAATTTTTGTAGGGTCTTAAATGTGATTTGTGTAGTTCTTTTAAACTTGTACCCATAATAGCAATACCAGTTAATATATTTGATACTGCACAAGCTGATGGGCAATCCTCTACAATAACTGCATCATCACAATTACCAGATTTAAATGGTACATCTTTATTACCATACATAAACCATTTAGGGTAAACATTTTTATTTAAACCTCTACCAACTGCACCTACTATTTTGTTTGAATGTCTATTACGAACTAAAAAAACTACTCTGTCTTGTTTAACGTCATATTTAATTTCTGCTCTATGCCAAGCCCAAGCCTCCCAACAATTATTTTTATGTAAATAATTCATAGCTTTTTTATTAGAAAAAATAGATTGAAAACTATCTGGTGTCTCAAATTCATCAGATTGATTACAAATGTTATTACTATTTGTAAAAACTTTTGTTACATAATTCATATTTTTTTCTCCATCTTTTTTGCCTTTAGCTGAACACGAGGCATGAAAGCAATACCAACTTATTTTATTTTCTGTAGTGTCTACTGCTAATGTATTTTTATTATTACAAAATGGACAATCCATTCTGATGTTTGCATCTGGTGGTACAAACAAACCTTCTACTACTGCGAGTTGTTGTTTAAAATTCAAAGCACAACTCTCTCTGGTTTTATATATTCATATGTAAGTATATATTTATCTTGAGTATGAAAACTATCAAGTTCTACTTTTAATAATTTTTCATTAAGAAATAATGCTACTTCATTTTCTATTTGTTCTAGTGTTGGTTCTGGTGATTCTTTTGGGAATGTTATTATCCCAGTCGCAAAGATTCCCATGCCACGAAGTATTATTTTGTATTTTTTCATTGTTATTCTCCTTATCACATTTTTTTAATTTTGTCAAATCATTTTTAACAAAATGTAGTTTATATCCACGTTCTTTTAATTCCTTAATTCTTTTAGGAGTCCAGTAATATTTAGTCATTACTTACTTCCATTAGTTATTGCATATTTTAATATACTTGTTACTGGATCTACATCTGTTGTCTTACAAGATGTTAGACACAAGAATACTAATACTATTAGTATTTTATTTGTCATTAGTTATATCATTTATTTCAATGTTATATCTTTTACCTTTTAATTCAAAGGCAACA